TTGGATTGGACACAGATAGTTCGTTCGATTCAACCTATCGGGATGGATAGTGATGAATTGAATAAACTATTATTAGAAGAAGTTTATAATCGCATAAGTCGTGATTTAGAATGACACAGTGACAATCTTTAATAATTGCGTAGGTTAGCATTATGTTATAATTGATTATATGGAGGAATCACCCAAAAACAAAGGAGAAATAAATGAAACTTGGTACGTTTGACAATATAATTCTTGATATTCATATCAAGAGGGAGAGATGAGATGCCCTGTATGCGAAGGTAAAAAAGTAGTGGTATCAGAAAAGAACCATCCACAAAATACTAAGAAAGAAAGACCTTGCTATTTCTGCGGTGCAACTGGCGAAGTTGATGAAATAGAAACAAAGAAGTCAATTCTGAAAGTCTATAAATATCACGGTTGTTATAGCGAAAATACTATACAATAGAAAGGAGGAATAGATGAATTACTACCAGTTAAAAGAGAAATTGACAATAAAAATAACATGGTTGATGCCAAAGTATCTGATTATGTGGTGTGCTTTGCGGTTGATGGCTTTTGCCACACAGGGAGAGTACGGGCATGAACATCCAGACGATGTGAGTATTATGACAGCTTTGGGTCGTTGGGAAAAATCAATGAAGGAAAGATAATGACACCGTGACAGATATGGTATAATTAAATTAGGTGCATTGAGGGCGTGGATGTGAGAGTTTACAAAGATATTCTTTGCAGAACTTACGTGAAGCGAGCGACCTGAACACCTAAACCGACCCCTTCACATAGTTGAAGGCAAACGAACACCGCTGGGAGTCGCATAGCGTCTTTAGGTGGTGTTTGGCTTTAACTGTACTTATGGCAGTTAATTATATGCTATAATGTAGTATCAAAAACTATCGAGGAATATATGAATCTGGTAGATAAAGCATTAGGGAGGCTTGGGCTTTTAAGAGAGGATAAACTAAAAGCAGATGTAAAAGAAGGAAATCCACCATCTTGGTTATTAAGAAGTACAGAATTAGAAAGGTCTTTAATCCCTTCTGGTGCGTTGTGGAAAAATCAAGCACAGCTTTATGCAAAGTTGTCATGGATTCACACAGCAGTTATGTGGCTTGCAGAAACAGCCGCCGTAGACCCATTTAAAGTAAAAGAAAGAAAAGACGATAAACTCGTTGATGTAGTTAATCATCCGTTTGAACGTCTTATGGAAATTCCTAATGAGGATTGGTCTAAGTTCGAGTTGCTCGTCCATACAATAGCAGATTTTTCTTTAACTGGTAATGCGTATTGGCATATTATTCGTTATCCCGATGAACCTACTGGAGAACCGATTGCAATATGGCCGATTCCTTCTTATCGCATTAAGCCTGTTCCAGACAAGAGAATGGGAGTTAAAGCGTACAGTTACGACCCTGGTGATGGTTCTGATTACACAATAAATAAATGGTCAATAGCCCACTTTAAGCAATACCACCCCCACAGCATGTATATAGGTCTTTCTCCTATTGAATGTCTTGCTACAACAGCTATTAGTGATATGAAGATGAATGAATGGAATAAGAACTACTTTGCAGAGGATAACGCCAAACCACCAGGCATTTTAGCTTATGGAGAGATGGTCAATGACACAGATTGGGCTACGATTGGGCGTGACTTGGACGATAACTTCGGTGGTACAAGACGTAAAGGCCCTATGTTAATGCGTGGTGCGGGGGAGGCGATTAGTTGGATTCAAACAGCTATGTCTCAAAAAGAAATGGAGTTTCTTGCAGGCAGGCAGTTTAATAAAGAAGAAATATTTGCTGTTTACGCACCAGGACTTGCTTCTGTATTAGATGTAAATGCTACTGAAGCTAACTCTAAGGCAGGTAAAGCCACGTTGAAAGAAAAGACATGGAGTATTCTTGATATGATGGGGCAGAAACTTACTTCTAAAGTAATGCCTGCGTTTGGTGCTGACCTTGTTGCTAAGTTTGATGAGATTAGAGATATTGACAAACTTATGACATTGAGAGAACAAAGAGAATATTCAAGAACTCACACAGTAGACCAGATTAGAGATGTTTATTATAATGATGACCCGATAGGTGATGAAAGAGGCGACCTGTTCCCTGACCAGATTACAGAAACATTCATGGATAGGGACGTAGACCAAGAAAGTGGAAGTGCAAGAGTAGGTGCAACTGAAAGACAGATAAACGTAAAATCAGAACTAAGAGCATGGAATAAATATGAAGTGTCAAGGTTTGGTAAGAAAAGCAGAAAGTTTAAATGTGACACCGTGACACCTACATTAGAAAGTGCAATCAGGGCGCAACTGAAAACCGCCAAGTCTGTAAATGAAGTGAACGCAATCTTTAAAAGAGAACCAGAGTGGCAAAACTATCCATAGGAGGAGTAATGAAAAGAATATATTACGATATAAGGCGTAGGATTAGCAACTTTTTCTTCTATTTCAGGAAACTATTTAATCTTCCAGACCCAGTAGATTTTAAATACGTAGACATTACATTTGAGAATTGTAATGGTGTTCGTATTCCGTCAAGATTGGTAGATGGTTTATGTATCAACGATATTCGCAAAGATACATTTACTAATTTTTGCCAACAATATATTACCATTGAGTATTGTACAGATTTTAGAATAACTTTAAAAAACGAAGCATTGAACATAAAAACACACTTTCAAAAAGAATTTGATAGCGACTCCGAATCTTCATTTAGATGCTCGTTTGAACATCATTTAAAGGTTTATAAAGATGTAACCCACATCGGGGTCAAACAGAATAAAGGAAAAAAAACTTACATTGGCGTTCCTTATAAAACTAAAGACGGGAGAGGTTACAGCGGTAATCTATTACAGAAAAACAAATTTGGCGAAGACACCTTTACAATTTCGAGTAAAGAAGAAAAATGAATAAACTGCCTAAAAAACGTTGTGAAGTTTGCAAACATTGGATTACAGGGCGTTATGATGGTGAAAATGAAGACGAAAATGGATTTTGCATGAGAAACGGAAATCTTGAAGCAGGATATAAAAAATATTTCAAATGTAATCAATGGGAGGAATGTGACCCGCTACGACATAGAGAATGAACTTGCAGAATCAATAAGCGAAGTATTTGCAGAGGATTTTCCTGAACTCGGTACTGATATTCCTGTTGAGGAATTTTGGGAAGAGCATGAAGAAAAGTTAAATAAAGCTGTGTATGCAGTTCTTCTCTCGGCTATCATGTTTGGTATGGAAGATTTTGTAAGCGAAGCAGAAACTCCTGGTGTGGACTTTGATAGCGTGGTTGGTGTAGCGCAACAATGGGCGAGAGAATACGGCTACGACCTTGTTAGTGGAATAGTAAATCGTACAAGAGCGCATGTAAGAGACGCTTTTTCAGGTTTTTTTAATGGCACTTACGATGAAGAAGAACTACTTAAAAAACTCTCTTATTGGTTTGGCCCTTACAGGGCAGAACTAATCGCTATAACAGAAGTAACAAGAGCAATAGAACAAGGAAGAAGCTACATTATTTCAAGAATATTAATGAAGCATCCAGAACTTGCAGTAGATGAATATTGGGTAACAGAAAAAGACGAGAAAGTATGTCCTCTGTGTTCTCCTCTTGACGGAACTAAAAGAGGGCTTGCGTGGACAACTCCACCACCGCTACATCCTGTTTGTAGATGTACCCGAAGGATAGAATTTAGACGAAGATGATAATAACTATTGAAATCAAAGGAATGGAAGCACTAATCGCTAAGTTAAAGCGAGTTAGACCTGCTATAACGTCTGGTCTGTTACAAGCGGCTCTTGAAATATGGAGTGATGTTAGAGAATATACTGGTGATTCTCACTTTACTCCTTTTGATTCAGCAAAACAAAGACGGTGGTATTGGTGGGCGAAACCTAATCCAAACCCTTATTCAAGAACTTATAACTTCAAGAGTGCATGGTTCATACAGCCAGTAGGAATGTTTGAAGTGCATGTAGCCAACTTGTCATTCGCAGGCCCATACATTATGGGTGAAAAACAAACACAAAGACATAAAATTGGTGGTTGGGAAAATATAGATGCAAAAGAAGCTCGCTATCAGAAAATAGCAGACCGTGTTGTAAAAGAACACATAGACAGGGCATTAAGTGGATAGAACATTTGCAGAAGTAGTTAAGAGGGCATTAATGATGATTGTGAGGTATTTGGAGAAGACGTATAAAGTGTAGTATAATAAATAAAGGTTCGCGTAAGCCAACCATAAGACGAGTCGCCGAAAGCCCACTCTAACCAGAGCGGGTTTTTTATGTTTAACATAAATGATGTGGATAGATATAAGAAGGGATTGTCAGATGAGCAGAAAAAGAGATTTTGCGTCATTGCGAATGATATTTATAATCGCACTTCTGGCAATGGTGAAACAGAGAAAGAACGCAGATTATCAGCAATTAAACAGGCAAACAAGGCAGTAGGAAAGCCAGAGAATAAACAACAAATGGAATTACTATGACAAAAGACAAAAAAGAAAGAATAACAATAAAAGCACTTGGGGATTGGGAACTTGATGTACTTGCAGTTCCTTTTGGAGATGAAAGTTCTAAAGATAGTGATGGTGAGTATTTTAATGCTGACACGAACTTCTATTTAGAAAACTACACACCACCTGCTTTCTTCTATCATGGGTTTAATGAGAATGGCGCACCAATGGGTGAACCTGCCATGATTGGGAAAACAGAATCTTCAGAAGTTAGAGAAGATGGTGTTTGGCTAAGAGTAATACTGGATAAAGCAAGTGAACTCGCAGGGAGAGTATGGGAATCCGCTAAAGAAGGACTGGCAAGAGCTTCAAGCGGTTCTATAAATCATCTCGTTAGAAAAGACGATGATGGGAAAATAACAAATTGGCCTCTTGCTGAAATATCTTTATTTGACATGACTGGGAGCATGCAACCAGCAAATCAATACGCTGTGGCTGTTCCCGTTATGAAAGCAAACTATGAGAAAGCTGGAATAGAACTGCCTGAATGGGTACAAGAACAATCTAAAGGCGAAAGCAAAGAGATTGTTAATCCTGAACCAGTTAAACCAGCAAAAATAATAAAGGAAAAAACAAAGGAAAAGAAAATGAGCGAAGAAAAAGATTTAAAAGACCTCATTGCACAAGGCGTAAAAGATGCAATGAAAGACGCTGATGAAGCCCGTGAAGCTACTAAAGCACAAAAAGCTTTAATCAAAGATGAGATTGAAAAGGGCGTTGAAGAAGAAAAAAAGAAAATCAAAGAAGCGTATGCCAAAGACGGAAGATTACCTTTCGTAGAAGCACCTGCTGTTGCTAAATTCAGTCAGTTATGGAAATACGATAATGTTGATGCAGGCGCATTAGCACTCGGTATTACCATTATGAATAAAGCAAAGAACAGACATGCTTCAGAAGATATGTATAAAGCACTTGCTATGAAGATGATTGATAAAGAAGAACATCGAGAAGCTATGGGAAGTCTTGCTATGAAAATGGACAAGGCGTTGAAAGGTGATGAAATCATGTATGCCACCCTATCAAGCTATGGTGATGAGTGGGTAGGTGTCGAATATAGTAGGGATTTGTGGAAGAAAGTACGTTTAGCAACTCCTATCTTGGCTAAGATGCCACAGATGGAAATTCCACAGGGGAATGAAAGTTCTGTTATTCCTCTTGAATCAACTGATCCAACCTGGTACAAAGTTGCTGAAGCAACTGACCACACCAGTTCCCGACCAGATGTCACGGTGACAGCTTCACAGGCTGGAACTGCAAATAAGACTATCACGGTAGGGAAATTGGGAGCAAGAGTAGATTGGTCTGGCGAACTTGGCGAAGATTCACTTATTCCAATGTTGCCACAATTACGAGAGCAACTAATTGTTAGTGGTGCAGAAGCACTTGAAAATGCTATCATCAATGGTGATGATGCAACTGCAACCGTAACTAATATTAATGACATCGCTGGAACTCCTGCTGGAACAGAAGTCTTTATGATGTTTGACGGCTTCCGACTTGTAGGACTAACTAACAACAGTAGAGATGCAGGTTCACATGATGTAGACGACTACTTGCTAACCATGAAAGAAATGGGAAATGCAGGAATTAATGGTCTTGACATTAACAAAACAGCTTTCATCATCGGGCCACAAGAATATTACAGCTTGCTACGTGAAGAAGAAGTAAAAACACAAGACGTATTTAGTAAAGCAACCCTTGAAAATGGAAACATCGTTGGATTATGGGGTAGACCGCTGATTGTTTCAAATCAAATGTGTGCAGGATCAGACGATAGACTTTCAAACACTGCTGGCAAAGTAGATATTGACACCACGACAAACAACACCAAAGGCTCAATCGTAGCAGTACGGTGGGATCAGTGGAAGTTTGCTTGGAAGCGTAGAATGACTATTGAAGTAGACCGCTGGCCAGAATCTGACACCAATATGATTGTAGCTATGATTCGCTGTGGACTTGGTTATCGTGATACCGCTGCCGCAGCCGTCAGTTACAACGTAACGGTATAAGGAGAAGATATGGGTACATATCAATTACATAGAGGCGAAGATATAACGATAGACAGCCTTGTTTCAATTCCAAAGGCTGATGAAGGTGAGGGTTATCAATACGGCTTCAGGGTGGTTGGAGACCCCGAATTTTGGAACGGTGGGGCAGCCAAAAAGCGTTATTTGGTCTATATAGACATAGATATTGATGATTCAACACCATTTACAGGCGATAGCAACGGTGCTGCTTTCAGAATAACAGGAAGCAACTACTCTGCGCATGATACGAATTACATTTTAAGACCGATAAACATAGCTGTTACAAACCGCTCTGGCGGGACAATGGGGCAACTTGAAAACTTTATTGGTATTCAGAATAAGTCTGGTGGAACTGTACCGACAATGCGTGGGCTAACGGTTATAACAGAAAACTATGGAACTAACGCAACTGAATCAGGTGGGTTGGATGTCATTTCAAGGAACGAATCTAATTCAGCAACACTAGCTTATGGAATTAGAATAAGAAATGATGACAGATCAAGCCAGTCCGCACTTCAATCGGCAATAAATGTTGATAGTCACGCATCGTCTGGTGGGTTCGATACATTGATAGACGCTTCGGCAGCCGAGCTAACCGAATACGATTCTGGAACACAGGTTGTATTAATGAAGTTCCAGGGTGCAGATGCAGACACATTTTACCTGATACATGATACTGACGCTGCAACCGTATTAAGTGTGGCAACAAGCGTGAGTTAATGGAAATAACAAAAGAAAAATTAGAGAATGAGCTTATGAACCTCCGCTTGCAATTTCAGCAAGCGGAGGGACAGGTATCAGCGTTAAAAGGAGCAATTCAAACAATAGAACAGTTAATTGCAGCCTGCGATGAGCCAAATGAAGAGGTGAAAAATGAGGATTAGATTTTTGAAGGATTACCTACTTGATGGTGTTTATCAATATCATGTAGGGAATATTGCTATATTAGATGGCGATATTGCTTGTGATCTATTAGATGATGGCATAGTTACAAGGATGCCTCAAAGAGAAGAATAATATGAAACTTGATGAGAGGCGTTTATATGGCACTACTGATACAAGTGGTGATCTAACAGTAAATGATGAGGGTGGTGTGTTTGGCGTTTTATACGCCGTAGCGTGGATTGATGGAACATTAGCAGACAATAATACTGCGGTTATAAGTACACAAAACCACGAAGCTGCTGCCACATTACTGACATTAGGTGCTGGAGAGGGTGATGATGACCTTCCTTATTACCCAAGAGCATTAGTGCATGACCAAACAGGTGGTGTTTTAACTGGTACTGCTGGTGGTGATCGAGTTATGGCAATAGCAGCAGGAACATTAAGACTTGTTGTTGTCGATGGTGGCGCAACAAAAGAAGGTGGCTGTATAGTTTATATAGACACAGACGTATGAGTTCTGGGGGGTGGGGCGCGCCTCCTCGCCTCTGCCCCCCGCTCAATTAAGAGGAATGATGGGTATAAGTAGCAATCAAGTTGAAGTTACTTCTTCAGTAACAAAAGTAGTACACGATGATACGGATGGCTGTCACGCAGTAGTTAACAATGTTGGAGTAAAAACAGTCTATCTCGGTGATGACACCGTGACAGTTAATAATGGCTTTGTACTAAAAAAATCCACTGATTTTTGTATTGATTTAGGGCCAGGTGAAGAAATATTTGGTATTTGTGCAACCGATGAAACAACAACCGTGTCTTATTTATTAACAAAGAATGACAATTAATGACAATAACAACCAACCAAGTAACAATAGCAAATACAGCAACAATAATCGCAACCATTCCTGATGGAGAAGGAACTGCTGGCGACCCAATATCAATAACGACTAATGCAGACGATGAAACAAATGGAGCAGCCGCAACCGCTAATTATTTTGGAGAGCCATTTGTTCTAATTGCTCCTAACGTAATCTCTACAAGATGGGATTATACAGGAAATAACATTTATGCTACTACTGCAAATAAAGCGTTTCGCGGTTCTGTTTACAGGATAGTACATGCAATTATGGCGGCAAGGGCAGCAGGCAACGCTTGGGATGAAGCGGCTACTGCTCTAACATTTGATGATGCTACTGACTTTGCGGTGGGTGATTTGATTTGGATTACTTCTTCTGCATATAAACCGAATGGAGAAGTAGTTAGGATAACAGATATTACAGGCGCAGTAGTAACGATTGAAAGAGAAACCTCACAGTTCGGAAGTGATAATACTGGTTTGAGGTGGAATCATTCAACCAATATTGGTGCAGGAACTTTATTAGCTTATTTATGTTGGAGAGATGAAGAACAATATCATTCATCTGATTTTGACTATTCAGCATCAACAGCTAAAGACTTTAGAACATTCTTTTTCAACCAACCAAGAGGGCTAAATCCTAATTGTGGATTGTTTGTAAGGCTTCAAAATAGTACAGATAGTTTAAATGGTGCAGGGCTTGACATAACAATAAGTTATAAGGATTAAGGAGGAATATGGCAAACGAATATATAACACAAGCAGAATTTATAGCAAGAACAGATGAAAATGAAGAAATAACTGAAACTACTCCTGAAAAAGCGAGTATGGATCAGGTTATTGAAGCAGTTAGTAGACTTATAGATGTTTATTGTGGACGGAAGTTCTATCTATCTACTGAAACTAAGTATTTCACACCAGAGTTTTCAAGTCGTTTGTTTGTCGGAGATTTGATGGCGGTTACAACTCTGAAAACGGATGACAATATTGACTACACTTATGAGAATACTTGGAGTTCTTCAAGGGACTATGACTTGTTTCCTTATAATGCACAGGCTGATACCGACAACTTACGTCCTTACAGCATGATAGAAGTCAAGTACAGTGCGTTTTTTGGATTCAGTAAATCAAGAAAATCAGTAGAACTGGCAGGAACATTCGGTTATTGCACTGCAACAACTGGTGATGCTGACGCTGTTTGTCCTCCTGATGTAAAAGAAGCGTGTTACTTACAATGTGTAAAACAATTCAAACGCAGAAAATCACCCACAGTAGTGCTTGGTTCTGATACCTTTGGAACTATAAAGATTCCTGATGCGTTAGACCCCGATGTGAAAGCACTACTTTCTGCGTACAGGAAAACAAGATGACCACTCAAAAGATGGCAACAGCAGTACAAAGTGCCATTGATATGGTAGGTGCTATTAGTGGAATTAGATATGCACCAGATTATCCACCAGAGCAAATAGGTGATTATTTTCCTGCTGTTACAGGATTCATTACAGAGTTCGATGCCAATACAATTTCATCTGGTTTCAACCAAGTTTTGTTCAATATAATGATACAATTACATGTGGCAAGAGAGGGCGACTTACCAAGTGAAGTTGAGAAAGCAATGCCCTACGGAGATTCAGTTTTAGCCGTTCTTCTTGCTGACGTAACATTAAATGACACCGTGTCACACGTAGCGAAAATAACGGGTTCATTCGGTGTACTTAATTACGGTGAAACAAAGACACTTGGGTTTACGTTTGTATTGGAAGGAGTGAAAATACATTGACGAAGCGCAGGAGGCGACCAAATAGAACATTAACAATTTTAAAAGATAAACCACCAAATCAGTGGGAGTGGCCAAGAATATGCGGGTTTGTACCGATTGAAAGAGCAATCTCATTTTCAAGTCTTGTATTTGGCCCATTCATAGGCATAATGAAATATACGGATTTTATATCTGGTGATTATGCAGAAGTAACAATGGCAATCAACAAGGCAGTACACGGTTTCTTAGAGGTTGGAAAGCATACTCATTTTCTAATACTTGATATTGACCACGTACAACCACTCGACATAGTTCAGAGATTAGCACGATGGGTGCTATTGGATGAGAAAGTAAAGATTGTTGGCGGAGTAAATCATAGGCGATGTCCACCATTCGACCCATGTGTTTACCGTAAGCTCGAAGAATATAAAGTGGAAACAATAGCGATAGATGTATTGGAAACCGCAGCAAATAATAAAGAGCTTGTTGAAGTAGACAGTATGGGAGCAGGATGTTTGATGATAGCCAGAGAAGTATTTGAAGCGATTGAACCGCCCTGGTGGGAATGGGATTATAAAAGATATGATAGAGGAAATTGCAGAAGCCCAGATGCTTATTTTTGTGAGAAAGCAAAGAAAGCAGGATTCAAGGTTTATGCAGACCCATCAACGTGTAGTCCTCACATATCACCTAAATATGGATTAATAGATATGAACACATTTAAGGCTTATGTAAATATGAAAGGAAGTGAAAATGCTAAAGTGGAATAAAAAAGGATTCTTTGCAGGAGATAAAGACCATCCGAGAGTGCCTGCAAGAGATTTATCGGATAAAGAAGTAGAAGAATTTGGAAAAGAGTTTTTGTTAGGTTTAGGAATATATGAGGTAGTAAAACAAAAGAAGGTAAAAGAGGTGAAATATGGCAAGTAAATCATTACGGGCAATACAGTACGGAGTTGAAACGACTTCTGGAACGGAAGCATCGGCAACAACTATATGGCGTGGAGTAGGTGGTTTTGACGATCAACTCACTTATAACGACTTGGGAAGTCAGGAAGATGTTGGTCTTTATGTGCCAACAGACCGTTCTAACATTTCTAAGACGTTAGGGCAAATGGATTTTGACGACACCTTTGCAACATACGAGCAGTTACCAATTATTTTGTCTGCTGGTGTAGAGAACATCATAGCTGGTGTAGCTGATGGTGCTGGTTCTGATTATACATATCAATACGATTTTCCTGTTACGACAGCAAGCACTATCAAGACCTATACAATGGAAATGGAATATTCAGCACTACAAGAATATCAGATGTTGTATTCGTTTGTGAGAAACTTCTCTCTGAAGGGTGTACCTGGCGAGAAACTTATGGTTAGTTCTACATGGAACGGACGACAAATAGCAACAGGCACTAAAACAGCCTCGTTATCAATTCCA